TATGATAAAGAATATCATATACTATTTCTGCTGTGTGAATCATTAACATTAATGTCAACAACAACGCACATATTTTTAACCATTTAATCATGTGTTTCATTATATTTCCTGACATTAGTATGTTCAATCATTGAACAAACTCTATATATCTATTATAACAGCTTTTGCCGGGTTGTCAAGGTTAGTCTTTTTCTCTCGGAAATATACCGATAGTTGGCCTTTTTGAATCATTACCATTTGTCACACCAACAGCATCTTGAGTTGATCCATCTGGATTTTTGATAGTTACATTTCTGTAGTAGATGACAACCTCTTGAACTTCTCTAAGATATCGTCTTAGTTCTTGCATATTGAAGCTCATTAGTTCATAATCGTCTATTGTCATTGCGACAAAGACCACATCTCCACCATTTAATTTCTTAATGTCATCTAAAAATCTGTCGAGATATGTGTAGCCGTCTGGCCATGAAGGGTTTTCTTTACCTAGAGTACAGTCTCTTTTGCCTTCTGGATTCTTATTACAAGGATTAGCTATCTTGGCTTCACTCACAACAAACCATCTAGGCTCTTTTAAATCGATAGCCCTAGGCATAGTGGGCTGAATGATTTCAATCTCTATAGGTTTAGTAATTACTTCTACTTGTTTTGTCGCACAACCACTAATTATTAGTAGTGGAAGTATCGTCAAGATTGTCAAGTGATTTACTATCGTTTTCAATCGTGATAAATATTTTCGCTGTTCCATCGTTTACTCTCTTTTCAATTAGACCAGGTTTAGCTATTGCTAACTTGTTCAAATTATGTCTTTTGAATATGTCTAAGTATCTAGTCATTTCACCTTCAATCTCAGCGTTTCTAGATGTTAAATTATTTAAAGCTTTTGATTGTTTCTCAAAACTTTCTTGTTGAGCTTTAATTGTTGCTTGTTGTTCTTGATCTCTCACTTGAAAGGCGAGATTCTCAATTTTAAGTGATTCATTCTGTTGATACAGAAAATACCCACCGAGTCCCATGACTAATATAATGCCTACAAATAACTGATTCATAATTCGTTGTACTCTCTTATCATATAATCTATTGGATCTTGAGTTTTGATCTCAATAACTCTATCTTTTAAATCTTTAAAGACTATGTGTTTTGGCGTAATCTTAATTTTCTTCTTAATGAAGAATTTATGAGTTTCTTTTTCTCCGAAAGTATCTTTGTATGTAATCCATATTTCATAATACTGACCTCGAATAAGTTCTAAGAACCAATTCCATATTCTATTCATTTCTTTCTAGCCTTTTTTATAGCAAGTTCCTTAACTCTTCGCAGAAGTTTCTTTTTCTTTCTGACTACCACTGTAGATGAATCATCACCAGTACCTGCTATGTGTGGGCCTGTAACTGACCCCATATCTTCTGTCACTTTAAGACCCAATTTAGATTGTAATTGGTTTATTTTCTTTAACAATGCTGTTTTAAGCTTCGGGTTTGTCGTGTTGATATACTTTTGCATCAATGCAATCATGACTTTCGCGTCAGGATTACTCATACTGACTGCGTTGGCCTCAAGAGTTCTTCTTATAGCTTCAATTTTCATGGTCTTTACTCTGAGTCTAGGTTCTCGTCTATTGTAGTGTTGTGTTACTAAAGAAAGATTCTTCTTATCATTATTTAATGGATTATTATCTTTATGATGTACATCTTTACCATCACCTTTTTCAGCTTTACCTTCTTTTTCCATTTGTCTACGAGCTCTCTTACGAGCTGCGTTTCTAGCCATTTGTTCTGGTCTAGAATGATAGTTTTCTCTTTCTTTCTTATAATTTCTCATAAACATTTTCTGGTGTTGAGACTACATATGGATCTTCTCCATGATTGTCTTCAATACCTTCCTCGGCGAACATTTGTTCTACTATACCGTTATTTATAACAACAGCGTATCTCCAACTCCTCATTCCGAATCCGATGTTTGATTTATCAACTAACATCCCTAGTTTTCTAGTAAATTCACCAGTTCCGTCAGGCAAAAGTTTCACTCTGTCAACTCCTTGATGTTTGCCCCAATGTCTCATGACAAATGGATCATTAACTGAAACACAATAGATTGCGTCAATTCCTTTTTCTTGGAATTGACCATACATAGCTTCAAATCTAGGTAATTGTTTATTTGAACAGGTGGGTGTATACGCACCTGGGAGTCCGAAAACAATTACTCTTTTCTCAAAGAAAAGGTCTTGTCCTCTTATAGGTTCTCCTGGTGTGTCGTGAAAATTGTGGTTTAATAGATTCATAATATATCCTCTCTAATTATCTATCTCAAGTCATGGCCGGTACAGTACATCATTGAGTTTTTATCAACATTATACATACGGAATACATTTACTCCGTATACTTTTCCAGCTGGTTTATTAACAGCTTGAATTATTGTATCACCTCGTTCAGCTTCAATGTCTTCATCAATGATCATTTTTCTGGTTAAGGTGTAAGTTCTTTCGTTTTGTAGTTTGTTTACTGGTCTGAATTCTTCTAATAGGTTCTTTTCTAAATTTCCTGATTCTTGTAAGTATTTGAATACTTCTTTATCCAGCTTCGTGCCTTTTAGACCAGTGTGTTCTTTGATTAAGAATAGAGCCGCGGCATATGAAGCTAAACGAGCCTTACCTAATGGTAACATTTCAATTAGTCTTTTGAGATTGAATACTAATCTGTGTAAAAATGTGTAAGCATTCTTTCTTTCAGTAGTATCAACTTTTTCTGATTTGATTCTTTTACCTTTGTCAGTTATCAATCCAGCTTTAAACGCTGCTTGTTCTGTCCAAGGTGTTGTTAAGAGTTTTAATACTCTGAAGGTGATTACCGTGTCTAAAGCTCTTGTGGCCATTTATAATTCTCTCATCTTTTCTATTACTGATTTATCTAAAGGTATTTCTTGTCTCCAACCTTCATCTACATATCCTAAGTATAATAAACAAGTTTTAAGAACTGGCCAGTAGTCTTTGTCGAGTTTAAACTCTAACATTCGTATAGCGTTTTCTACGCCAAATAGATTATTCAGTACAATGAGATGATTGAGAATCAATCTCTCTCTTAGTTCACCGTTGTTGTAATATCTTTTTAGAAGTCTTTTAAGATAACGAAACCTTCGTATGTCTTCATAGAATTCTTCTGTAGATGTACACTGCGGGTTATCGTAATGTCTAATCGCGTATAAGGTAAAGTTTTCTTCGTTCAGCTCTTCAAAAATATCCATCATGTAAGTATATATGACTTACGAATGTTATTGAATCTTACCTGCTACCCTAAATCCACCTTGTGGCATTCTTTCGTAATCTATACTCAATGTTAAGTTCTCAGGTATAGTTGGTACTAATACATGAGTCTCAGCTGGATCTAATTTCTCTCCAAACTGAGTAATTGGTAATGATAGACTACCTGAATCACCAGGTGCTTCTGTTTGTACATCAAATGTGAGTCCTAGTTGTTGAACTTTTCCGGCTAAGTTAGTTAAAGCGGCGTCCACATTCATGAACTCCTGTGCCATAACACCTTCTAACCAAGCGTTAACCCTAGTTTTCACATCAGCTTGATCTAATCTATGAAAATCAGCTGGGATATCCGAAGATATCCCGCCTGAATGATGCGTCTCGTTAATATAAGTCTTAAAACTTTTCATAATTTATTCCTAATTACGCTGTAACTGTAATTGACCCAGCTGCTGTACCAATTGCTGAACTACTTGTAATTGTTGAATTACTTGATGTTCCAGCATCTTTAATAGTACCTGAGTTCAATGCTATAGCGTTAGCTCCGATTACTAAGACATCATCAGCGTTTGTCGCTGCGTTAGCTGCTGCAATTGCTAGTGTGAATACTAGTTCGTTAGTACCTGTACCAGAAGCGTATGGTAAGTTGTGAGGTCCACGACCTGTTCCACTACCTTCGTTTCCGTTAGTTACTGCTAAGTATGGTACACCACTACCTGTAGCTACATCAACGGCTTCGTTGAATCTCGCTCTTACTGATAGACTAAATCCTTCTGATTTATCAGCGGCTGTTGTAATCCATTCTAATTCTGTTATATCTGCTGTTCCTAGTGAGGTTGTCAATGAACCTATAGCTACTAAAACTTCTGGTGTTGCACTTGTGTTGTCATTACCAGACATTGTAGAACCTGATTCTATTGTCCAACCACCGGCTGCAGCGTAGACTTCTTTCTTTTGTGCAGTAGTCAAGTGTTTAGGCTTTGACTCGTCTGCGTCTGTTGCTCCCCATAATGGCATTTTCTTTATCTCCTAAAGATTATTTTTAAATATACTATCTATTTAGTATTTTAAAGAACTTGTTAAAACTATTTTTATCCTTTTTCATGGCTTTTTGTATATCGCCACGTTGGGATGGTTTTAACTTATTCAGTTGTTTAAGTACTTTCTCAGCTTCTTTTTTAGAAACTTTAATCTTACTCTTATCGTCTAGTTTAATTTCACTACCACCACTTAGGTCGGCAGCACTTTTAAATTGAACAAATACATTTCGATCAGCCTTATCTTGTTCACCTTTATTACCTTTGTTATTAAAGTAATCAACAGCTGCTCTTGTTATTAATTCGTCTTTGGCATCTTTGTATTTACCACCCAGCTTGAGTGCTAACTTATCAATCATACCCATTAATTCTCTTTCAGTCTTAGCTTTTTGTACTAAGGCGAAAAGAAGATTATTACCCGCTTGTGAAGGCATTCCCAAATCTGGTGCTCGTCTGCCTTCTGAAATCATTTTATTTATTACTCGGATCTAAGACAGGACTCCAAGCTTTACTCCAACCTGGCCTATAATCAGTATAGTTTTTATCTTTTCTACCTGGATCTACAACTGTTCCATTAACTTTAATTTTGTATTGACCCGCAAAGCCTTTTGTAACATCTTTAATTACAGCCTTGTCATTAGGTTTCAAAGGTTCTTTTACTGAAATTTGAATAGACTCTCTATCTGTAGGAACCCAAGATACTGTAATCCCGGCAGCAGGTCCTTGACCTTCTTGATCTCTTTTACTATTCATCTTGAACTTAAACTTTGACATTTTAACTTCGTTCAAGTTGTGTCCTTGTCCTGGTGTTGTCCAACTCATGAGTTGTTCCCGAATGAAGGGCCTTTGATGTACCCTAACTTCCTCATTTTCTCACGGAAATTTGTTGTTCTTCCGTCTACTCTAGATTTTTCTCCAATGTTCTTTTTAGTAAGACCTGCTTTCTTTAATGAAGCATCGTTCTTACCAATTCTCTTTAGAGAATCAACAAATTTCTTTTTGTCTTTTTTATAAGACTTTAGATTGTCATTATAACCATGTAGGTTAACTAATGCCATTAGAATACTATTCATTCTTTTATCTTTCTGTTTCCAGACATTAGGGAAGTGTCTTTGAATGTCTGCATCACCGATAGATACTTCGTTGATATTATCTTCTTTAACACCTAGTTTTTTCATTTCAGCGGCAATTTGTTTGTTGACAGCTGCAACTTCTTTTGATGCTATAGGGCCTTGTGCGACTAGTTTTGCTTTTTTGACAAGAAGGTCTGAGTATTTTGTGTATTTACCTTCATCTACTACTACTTCTTCTTTCTTCTCACCATCACCTTTCCAATTCTTGTCAATATAATCAAAGAATTCTTTCTTCTTTTCACCTTCTAATTCAGCTGGTGAACTGACACCAAATTTCTTTAGTGCTCCGTTAAAGAATTTTTGATAAGCTTCTTTATCTTCTGTAGATAGAGCTTCAAAAAAGTTGTTGTTAGTATTTTCGTTAGCTATTTTCAAAAGTGCTTGAACTTTAGGATCATCTGATAATCCTTTCTTTAATTTCTCGATTGCTTTAATAGCACCTGTCATATTACCCATGTAATATCTCTTATCGAAGGCTATACCACCTGCTTGTTTAATTAGTTTAGCTGAGAACTTACCCTCAGTAATATCTCTAAATGTTCTCACGTTATTTTCCTCGTTAATGTATTTGTATGTGAATGATTTTCCTGTGTACTTATCTTTAACATTAAATGTATTCTCACATACTTTTAAAATTGGTCCAGCTGTCTTATGACCATCTGGTTTTACAAATTCAATTTCTTCACTCATAATATAAGAATCTTCTACTTGATCTTTAGTATACTCTATAGGCGATTGTTCTTCTGTTATAGATTCTAAAGCATATATCATTCTTTCTGTTTCTCGTTCTTCAAATACATCTTGTAAGTCTGATTTAGTATAACTGATAAAGCCTTGTTTACCTAATTGTTTTTGAATCTGTTCTATTTGTAATTCTTTATCTGTAATCATTCCGAATGAATTACAAGCTTCTGTTATATCAGATCCTGTAGCATGTCTCTTACCATGACCTTTAATATCTATAGCTATTGCTCTTGGATATTGTTGTGATTTTAATTTGAATGGTGATTGTTTAGCGTGTTCTTGTTCTTCTTTAAGTCTTTCTTCTTTTGTACTTTCTTTCACAGGAAAAGTTTTTAATGCTGTTTTATATTGTAGTTCTTTAATCTTATAGTTAAGCATTCTTTCTGCTTTATCCATTGGATCGATCTTAGCAACGGCTTCTACTATAGCTTTCATTTTTTTGCCTGGTCTTAAACTACCGGATTTTCTTTTAACTGCTTCATCAAAGTCAAACATAATATGGGTAATATCCCAACCGTTACCTTTTTTCTTAGCAGTTAACCATCTTCCATTTAGTGAATCCATTGCAACTTGGTTTAAATCTGTCTTAGGAAACGTTTTTAAATTCTTTATAGGTCTAGCTATTTTTCCGTCTGAATCTTTGGCATAAAATAATGACTCTAATGCATCATATAACTCATCATCGCCAAATGGCATTTGTTTCATATATTTGTCAATATCACTTGGCTTAGTAGCGAATACTGGTTTTGAAACAAGGTCCATAAGTTTTTTAAGTTCACCTTTATTCTTTGGTGTCTGCCATGTACCTTCACTAATTGATTCACCGTCATGTTCAACATGAGCATAATCAACTCCAGGCTTTCCGTATTTCTTCTTAATTGCATCTACTTTTTTGGCTAAAGGATTAAGACCTAAATCTGCATCTGATTCAATACCAACATCAAATCCACTCTTACCACCTCTGAATTTTGCTTTATCTATCGTAACATTTTTTGTCACACTTTTGATATATGGGTCTTTAAGGAAATTGTCTAAAGATTTCTTATTATAGAATACAAATCCCCAATTACTCTCATTGACAGATTCTTCAACTTCTTCCTTTCTTGAACCTTTCTTTTGTCCGTAATAGTCTTTAAGGAAATTCTTAGCTGTTGATAAAGGTATTTTGAAATCTCTCGCTAACTCTTTAGCTGTGGCACCTTGTTGAATGTCTATAAGAAGATCACTCATTTTACCTTCGTCTAGATTGAGTTCTTCTTTCATACTCATAACTTTCTGAGCTAATTTAACTAATGTCTGAACATTAGCCTTTTCCATCTTTTTCTTATTAGCATCGTTTACTTTATCATACGCTTGTGTTATAACACTAGCAGTAAACATATCGACCATGACACCACCAATTTTCTTAGCGCCTTTAGTTTTAACGATATCTTTCATATCATCAAAGGCTGATTCACCGATAGATACTTCTTTTAAACTCATTGAATTGTTTTCGAACTTGAATATACTATCAAACGCGAACTTAGAATAAGTTTTATAACCCATCTTAGCTAATTCTTTTTGTATTAAACCACGTTGATATTCGACTGAACCTTGAGCTTCTGTACCAAGATTGAGATAAGCCTTTTTAATTTCTTCTTCACCAGCGTGATCTTTTCTCTTTTTTAGACCACTATCTTTTGCATCATCTTTCTCATCGGCGGCTTCTTGCATATACCCCATTTTCTCAGCTTGTATCTCATATTGAGTCTGAGCGGGCTTGTTCTTTGTGACTTCTTCGATTGCTTTACGCAAATCTTTAAAATCTGTAATACTTTTTTGGTTAGTCATAGATTTAATTACTATTGATTGCTATACCTACAGCTTCTACTGTAGCGTGTCCGATTAATGTGTCTGTTGGGTCTTTCTGAATAATTACTTCTTGTTGACCTTCGACTGTGAATGTACCTATAGTAGTAGTAGCTGCATTAGCTAATGTTACAAGTTGTTCTGCGCCTACGGCACCTGTATTGAGTAATCTCACATAACGGCTTTTACCGATATTAGAAACAGTTGAAGCGTGTAAATTGGCTTCGGTTGTTATGGGTTTCCATGGAAATGACATTGTTTTTATTCTCCGTTATTGTAATGTATTTATGTATTTTATAATTTGTAAATCTACGAGGACGGCATGTACTTCTGTCTAAGAGATTCATAAATAGAATCTTTTTCTACTTCATCTCTTATTTTATCAAAATATACTTCATATTGTCCTAAATCTGTGTCAGCATTTGATGATCTATCTATTGGTGTGGCCGTAGTTTGTAAATTTGTTGGAATAGTGTATATAAATGGTTGAGTTTCGACTGGTGTTAGACTTGAAAAATCAGGAATATCTATTTCTGTCTGTTCTGTCTCTGATGATCGTGCCCATTTTTTCTTTGTAGGAATTGTTTCTTCGTCATAAACAGAAACAGATACAGTAACAGAAGTAGTATTTCCTGATGCTGTTCGTAAAAAATCGTATTCTGAATTTAAATAATACATATTAACAACCGAAGATATTTGTGTGGGATCCTGATAAATATACTCCTACGATTATATCTGTATAACTAGTCTCATAAGTATCTCCTGAAGGAGATGTTGGCCAAGTCCAATTAAATCTACAAGAAGCGTAATTATACATAGTATAACTTTGAAAGTTGGAACCTTCTGCCCAACCACCTGCATGTACTCTATATCCTATGTTCGTGGATCCTAAATTTGTTGTATTACCATTCAATGAAGTAACTGATGCTCCACTATAAAACGCTGTGCCTGAGCTACCTGAACTTCCACCCGTGCCTGTTCCCATAGTACAACCTGTTGGAATCATACCAGTTGAATTGGTTGTCATTTCACCAATTTCCGTCTCAGATGAAAGAGTGGCCCAACTTGTATTATCGCTGTAGTATTTTACTAGGGCGTTAGTAGATACTTTATTGACATAAAATTTAATTGTACCAACGGCCGTTTTCCTACAGTAAACATCTATGTCTCCTTGGCTTAGACCCACGCAACCAAAATTTGCCTGTTTATTTAAATAAGCTACTGGAATACTTGAAGTTCCAATATTTGGAAAACCTGGGTTATATCCAACCCACTCACTCATTGAGTATGGTGCTGTATTTAATCCAGCTTTTCCTGTACCTTGAGCTGATGTTACAATCATACTTGTATTTCTAGAAGAATCTGCTGAATAAAGCCATTTCTCTTTTGTTAATGCATATGATGAACTATATCCCTGTCCTGTGACAGTATCCGATTTAACTTCTTTACCTGAAAGAGATTTCAAACTTAAATTACTAGTGGCTATTCCCTTCTCTCCGGCTATAGTTGAAAATGATACATTTGATGATGCGATTGTCATGCTTGATACTCTCTATATTTTTTCATTGTACTTATATTTATGTCTTCTGTCTTAACAGAATTATAACCTCTTTTAACAGCTTCTATCCATTGAAGAGCTGATTGATTTAACTTACTGGCCCATACTGTAAGTTTACCTGATATTGATTTATCAACTGTTCCGTCTTCATCATTCTGTATTTCGTGATAGTCTCTAGAACCGACTAAACTTTTTAAAATAGGTTTAACTTTCTGTGCTCCTTTCCATGAGAATTCTACGACTTTATCTGGTAAAGTTCTGTCTCTATTTTTATTTCTTTTCTTAGCTGTCTCTAAACTTGTATTTATAAAGATTACTTTAACATCATATCCTGTCTTCTGTAACATTGATATGATCTTTTGTGATTTTTTTTGATCACCTGATGTTGAATCTATGATAACTCCCATTCGGGCCTTGATTAGAGTTGTTAATCTTTTATCAGTAGATACTTTAGCCATCGCTCTTGCGACCTCTCTATCTTCTATTTCATTCTTTGGCATCTTGAGAGATAGTCCCTTTCTTTTTAATAGTTGTACAAAGAATAGATCGGAGTTCACAACTACTAGACCCATACTAGCTAATCCTAATTCTTTAGCGACTCTTGATTTACCACTACCTGGACCACCAGCTAGTATAATAGCTTTAAATATTCCAGGGTCATTAATACCCTCGTCTAGATCAAGTACTAAATCGTCTTCTTTATAATTAAGAATTGTATCCATATTTTCTCTTGGCCATGTTCATAGCTGTTGCGTGCATTACTTCGTCTGATCTTCCTGCGTATTTATCTTTAAATTTATCTCGTTCTTTCTTGAGTTCTTTGTACATCTTTTCTTTGTATGCTAATACATTCTTCGGTAATTCTTCTTCGTTTCTATTTTTATCTAATTTAGAATAGTCTATTATATTCTGACCGGGTGTAAAGCTTTGTGCATACTCTCTGCCTTCTTCTGTACCCCATTCATGAACTGATGGATCATAAATTTCATACATAAAGTCTGGGAATATTTCTTCTGTTACACCCATACCAACTCCTACAGCTGTATATAATTGTTTCCCAAGTTTATATCCTCTCGGCAATGCGTTCAAGAAAGAATCTTTATCACCAGAATGTACAAATTGTCTCATTTTAGAGGCTGACATTCCTGCTGCTCCTTCTGCGTCTGGATCTCTTTCTCCAGCTGATATTACTTTAATTGATTTAAACTTATAATACCCATGTCTAGCTTTCAAACCATTATATTTATTTAATAATTTATCAAATTCTTGAATTCTATCCGACCCAACAACCATTTGTATCATTTTATATCCATCATTATATAAATCTACAACCACATCAAAAATTGTTCTAGCTTTTGTATCAGATACATTGATACCTCTTGGTAACATAGGATTCATAAACTTACGAATCTGTGCGTTTGTTAAAGGATTCTTAGCATCACCTGTTGTATGAGAAGTATATATTTTTACATCATGTGCCTTTGAAACTGATTTCATCTTAGTGGCTAACTTAACATGGCCAACTGTTGGTGGATTAAATCTACCAAAACTAAATGTTACTCCTTTAGTTGAGACTTCAGTAATCTCTTTAAAACTTTTAAGTTCTTTACTTTCGTATTTAACTCCCAACATTGCCTGTACTGTTCTTTTTCTTTGTTTCGTATAATGTTCTATTTCACCAGCAAGGACCGATTTATCATCATATTCTAATGATTTAAACCACTTCTTGAAAAAATCAAATCCTTTCTTTGATTGATTCTCACCTTCTTTAGCTAAAGTTTGAACATCGGCAGGCATACCTCTGACGGTGCTCATTTGGTTCATAGCTTTTGTAACTAATTTATTAAAATTGTCTTCTGTTTTAGTACTCATTACTTTCTATCTTTCTTTACTTGTTTTTTCATATCTTCTAAGTTTTCATCAGCACCTTTAGAACCATTCCATACGTAGCCTTTAGGTGGATCTCCTGTAATCCAATCACCATCGTCTTCTGATGGTTCAGTCTGTGATGGATATGAAGGTAATGCGAAGTCCGCAAATGTTTTAAGTTTCTTTATCATGTTATTTATCCCAATTCTTTGCTACTGTAAAGTTATTAAAACTAAACTCTAATTTATCTACTATTTTAACAGCTCCACCTGTTTTGTCAATAGCTACATACCCTTCTGGGTTGACAACTTTTAATCCTTTGTCTGTTTTAACAAAGGTCTTAGCTATACCTTTAGCTGAATCAAGTTGTTTCAATATCATTGTTTTAGCTTCTACCATATACTTGATAAAGTCAACTACATCTTTTAATGTTGTTGTCGCCTTTCTTATCTCAGCTAAATGTCTTTTTATATTATGTTTAGATGTTGGTGTATCACCTTTATTCTTTATCCACCAATCATTAAAGTGTTTAAAATACATTTGTATTACTTTACCAGAATCAGGTAATGCTCTACCAGCTCTTGTATATGTATTTAGATAAGTTTTAAACCCAACTCCTGGTGGAAGTGTATCTTGCCATTTAAGAAATGCATTAAACTTACCTGAATTTATTTTTTGAAATTTTGTACCAGCGTTAGATAATACTTTAGTCACTGCAATTGTATCTTTTGCTGTAAAGCTAGCTTTTCCAGATACATCTTTAAATTTAGCATCATCTTGCCATACTGTAGTTGATTTACGAGGAATAGAAGCTCCAAAAGAAGCTTTTAAATTTTCTATTGAATCGCCTTTATATGTTGTGTGCCACACAACACCAATTTTAGCATTGTTAATTTCTCTACCAATCTTTGAATCAACAGCAACAGCATACATAATCGTATTTGGTTGAAATGTATAATGTGATACTCCATCAATGTCTGTAGTGCTTACATCATCTGTAAACATTAAATCACCTTGAAGTATTTCATTCATACCAAGTTTACTAAACTCAGCTAATGATACTTTAAGTTTAGCTGCTAGTTCACCACTCTTATCATTATCAATATCTTCATCTGTATGATAATATGCCGTGTCTGCTTTCCTTTTTCTGAATAAACTTTTCGTAGCTACAAAGAACTTGCCCGTTTCTGGATGCGGCCCTGCGAATACAGCTGGAGCTCCATCCCATTTAACTGTTACATTTAACTTAGACTTTGAACTACTGGCAAACATATCTCTTAACGCTTGAAGAAAGTTTATAGAACTACGACCACCAGCAATACCAAAATTTAGAATCTCATCTTCTAGATGTTCTAAGTGTAAGTTCTTACCTGCCGCTTCTGTTAAGAATTCCATACTACGCTAAGGCCTCTTTAAATTCTTTTGATAACTGTGCCTGAAAACTTGGTGCTGATTGAAAGTTTCCTTTATATCTTAACTGTAAATCAGCTATCTTAGTTGTGCCTATATTTAAATCGAAATGAACTATCGCTGCAGTAGCTCCTTTATCAAATGCTTGTACTTTCTTTGTATTCAATGACATATTGGCTTTACCTGTTTTAAATAACTCATCTAATTTTGTAGCCATTACATCAACTGATAAAAAAGAGCCTGTTTCTACCACTAGACCACTCTTTAACATTCTACCTACACCTGTTACTAGAGCGTATTCAAAATTAACAGATTTTAATTCTTTCAATGTACTTTTAATTATTATTTCTAGTAAAATATTAGCAAATATCTCAGCTTCTGATACAATAGCATCGGCCATTGGTTTTAGAATTGATTTTGTATTCGTTGATAATTGGTTATTAATAAACTCATTTGGTATTCTTTGTACGAAAGTTTTCCAGTTTTTAGTAGTTATACCAGGAAAACGAGGTGATTTACCTAATTCTTTCATTGTTGACTTATTTAAGTATGGATCTCCATCTTTTGTGATCGCCTTTCTCGCTGTTCCTTTTTTATTTCTATCTTTCCATTGTAACTTTGCTGCAGCTTTAACTATTAGTATATAAAACTCACCAGCGGCTAATTCTAAATCATCAGCGACTGCTGGAGCTCCATCTACTCCAGACTTTCTCAATAAAGCGTAAAGACTATTATTAATTATTGTCGGATCAACAGTTGTAGCTGATTTTTTCTTCTTTAATGAAATTCCAATATAAGTATTACCTTTCTTGATTATGAAATCAGAAGCATTGAAATCTTTCATACCATATTTTGTTCTTTTAAACCCAGAAACATCATCATGCCAAGCTTTAGCTGTTAGATAAACTTTACTAGCACCACCATACCCTTTTTTAATTATGACTCTAGCTGCTGATACAGCTTGTGCTAAATTACCATAATCATTATCCATAGCTTGCAACTCTAGTGATGTATATCCTTCCACTTTTTTCGGTACAATTCCTTTAACTTTTTCTATAAGAGCATCCATTTCTTCTACAGTATTTACTTTATCAAACTCTGTTAATGTACATAAAGCTGCAGTCATTAATTCATTCGGATCTGCTGTAGCTCCACCACCCCGTTTACCATCAGGTCTTGTATTTACATAAACATATTTGTCTAAATCTTTATGTTCGAATGCGAAATCTTTTGTAGATCGACTACCAGATATACTGCGTAATGTCAAATCTGGATCTGACTTTATTACAGCCCTTGCTGCTGTTGCATATTTTATTCTTTCTTTTGCTGGTAATATTACCTGTACACCAACTTTAGATCCATTATGTTTTTTATCTCTTGGATCTAATGCTACTTCTCCACTCATTGAAGATATAGAATCATCAATAAAACCTGTCAATTCAACAGCATGTTTATCTAAAACACCACCAATTAAATCAGGCGCTTCTTGTAATAAAGATTGCCATGTTAGATTGGGATCTTCGGTGAGGGCTGAATTGTGTCTAACTGTATAGTCAGTCTTGAGTTCGAGTGTGGGGAATGTTTCTGCAAGTAGTACAGGGAATGCTTCTGCAAGTTGATCTAGATGTTTGTCCAGTTTGCTTACTTGTGGTTCTTGTGTTGTGTGTTGGCCAAAAGTCTTCATAAACAGTATTTATGTTTACTTTATTTTTGAATTCTGTGCTTTGTCAAGAATTCGTCAATTTCAGCGATCGCTGTGACTAATTCTTCTTGTACTTTCGGTTCTTTGTGGTCTTTTTTGAGCTTAATCAATTTCTTCTTCAAATCAACTTTCTTGTTGAGAAGTTCTATTAAGGGTATTTGTTTTATAATCCCTTTATTTTTAGCCACAGAGGTCATTTAATTGTTTTATTGTTTCATCAGCAGTAGTATGTAGTATTCCGATTCCACCAGCTTCTACCCAACACTCAATGTTTCTAGGTCTATCATCTATCAATATGGCTTTACTATGAGCAAACGCCGCTTTTTGACTACCTTTGAATGTAGGTATTATGATCCAATGATCAGTACAATACTCTTTAATCCAATCGATTTTATCTTTAATGACAATAGTTCT